CGAAGATGTCTTACGGTAACATGGTACCCGAAATTACCGACAAGTCGGTAAATGTCATGCTTCACTATAAACGGAAGAACGTTAATACCCTAGAACGGTCTGAACTTGCTCGCAAGGTCGGCAACCAATTATATGGTTTTAACAACCCACTCTCGGTGCTTTGGGAGACAACTCCTTTTTCATTCGTCGGTGACTGGTTTTTTCCAATCGGAGACTACTTACAGGAGCTGGAGAAATCCTCCTTCCACGGTAGTATGCGTGCACGTCAAATATGCACCACTGTGAGAGCTAAGGTCTACGGGGAGATAACGAAAGAAGTTTCTCCGTATCCGAAGGGTGTTACAGCCCTTTTCGAGGGTTCGCTGTTTCAGCGGACCTTAGGCCTACCTTCGAGTGCCACCCCATTCGACCAACTTCAGTTGCCGAATGTCAAACAATCTGTGCTTGGCACTGCACTAATCCTGCAACGCTGAGTGCCCTGGTTAACCAGGTCAACGTTACTTTAAGGACTCGTCCAAATGGCAGCTACAGCTAACATTACCATCGCCAACTACGCCGCGGTGTCGAAAGTCTTCACCCCTTCTGTCGCCGTTCCCAACGGCTACATGTATCGGGAGTCCTCTTCTCCTGCAGGCGCTCCGATGACACTCCGTGTGACTCACGTCATTCCGGAAGTCAGCTCTTCGAGTAATACGAAGGCTGGTGTCAGGTTTGCTATCGGCCGCGCTAACAGCGCTGCTCAAATGCGAACCTCTTATATCGACGTAAGTATTTCGTCCGCGAAGGACGGGACTACTGATGCCGATGTATCGGATCTCGGTGCTTACATCCGAAATTTCTTGACGGATGCTAACATCAAGACGTTGCTCATCGGTGGTTTCTAAGCCACAGATGGTCTTGATAGCGCTAACGACGGTTGTACTGTCGCACGCGCTGTCACTGAGTTCGGATAGCATCCTTGCGATCCGAATGATGGTAGGACTTTAAACAAATAAATTCCAAGCTGAGCTTGGGGAGGAATCGCTATAAATGCGTGACCATAACAGCCCGACAACGGCCATGCGCGGTATCACTACCGCGTTCTTAACCGATGTTTCTACCTTGACAGGTATCGACACCAGTAAGGACATTCGTCGTGTTAATGCACTTCTCGATCGGTCGGCTATCCTTAATTACCTTAATAAACACCACCTGGTGCTGTTAGGGTTCTTCAAGACTGGCCGCCTCGTAGCGAAGGACGTGAAGCATGATGGGATGTATCCTGTCTTCCTGCGTGAGCTCTGGGTCGGCTTGGCCGACGGAGATCCGCAATGTGCGTCACTTCTACGGCAAGCTACATGCTT